CAAAGGAGGCTTCAATGTCTGAGCAGTTCCTTCACGGGGTGGAGGTCGTCCAGATCGACGACGGCCTGCGCCCGATCCGTACCGTCCGCTCCTCGGTTATCGGGGTGGTCGGCACCGCGCCCGACGCCGCCGGCGCCACGGCGGCAACCCTGACCCTGGGCTCCACCGCGCTCGACACCGCGCTGGAGTTCACCGCCCAGGCCGCCGGGCTCGACGGCAACCTGATCACCGTCGCATTCACCGACCCCGGCACGAGCAGCGCCACGATCGCCGTGACCGTCGACGGCAATGCCATCTCGGTGGCCCTGGCGACCGACCTCGAAGGCGCGATCACCTCGACCGCGGCCGACGTCAAGACGGCGATCGAGGGCGACACCGACGCCGCTGCCCTGGTGGCGATCGCGCATGCCGGCACCAGCGATGGCTCCGGCGTCGTGCGCGCCAAGACAGCGACCGCGCTTTCGGGCGGCGCCGAAGAGCCCTTCCCGCTCAACACGCCCGTGCTCATCGCGGGCAGCCGGCGCGAGGCCGCAAAGCTCGACGCCACCGGGAAGGGGCTGGGCACGCTGCCCGGCGCGCTCGATGCGATCTTCGACCAGGCCGGCGCCGTCGTGGTGGTCGTGCGGGTCGAGGAAGGCGCCGACGACGCGGAGACGCAGGCCAACATCATCGGCGGTGTCGACGGTGTGACCGGCGACTACGAGGGTTTGCAAGCCCTCGCCGCGGCCGAGAGCATCGTGCATGTCTCGCCGCGCATCCTGATCGCCCCGGGCTTTACCCAGAACACCGGCGTGGTCAGCGAGATGGTTGGTATCGCCCAGCGGCTGCGCGCGGTCATCATCGCCGACGGCCCGAACACCACCGACACCGAGGCGATCGAGTATCGCGGCGAGTTCGGCTCCGACCGGGTCTATATCGTCGACCCCTGGGTGACGGTGTTCGACACCGTGGCCGCCAAGGAGGTGGTCGCTCCGGCCTCGGCGCGGGTGGCGGGCGTGATCGCGCGCACCGATGCCGACAACGGCTTCTGGTGGTCGCCCTCGAACAAGCTGATCAACGGCATCACCGGCACGGCCCGGGCGGTGTCCTTCGGCTTGTCCGATCCGAACTCGCGCGCCAACATCCTCAACGAGAACGAGGTTGCGACGATCGTGCGCAAGGACGGCTACCGCCTCTGGGGCAACCGCTCGACCACCGCCGACCCGCTTTGGGCCTTCCTGAGCGTGCGGCGCACGGCCGACATGATCTACGAGAGCGTCGAGCAGGCGCATCTGTGGGCCATGGACCGCCCCTTCTCGGCGCAGCTGATCAACGACATCCGCGACGGGGTCGATGCCTACCTGCGCCACCTCAAGGCGCTCGGCGCGATCCTGGGCGGGCGCGTCTGGCTCGATCCCGAGCTCAACACCGAGGCCCAGCTCAAGGCCGGCAAGCTCTATCTCGATTTCGACATCGAGCCGCCCGCGCCGCTCGAGCACCTCATCTTCCGCGCACATCGTAACGGCGAGTACTACGAAGAGCTCGTCGCCGATGTCGCCCAGGCCAGCTAAGGAGACCGGCAAATGGCGTACCCCCGCACTATCCGCAACTTCAACGCCTTCGTCGACGGCACGAGCTATTTCGGGCGCGTCGACGAGGCGAAACTCCCTCCGATCACCCTCAACACCGAGGCGCATCGCGGCGCGGGCATGGATGGCCCCGTCGCGATCGACATGGGCATGGAGGGCATGCAGTCCGAGATCACCTTCGCCGAATGGGACCCGGCGCTGCTCAAGTCCTTCGGCAAGCGTACGCGCTTCGTCATGCGCCCCGGTGCCATGGGCGAGGACGACTTCTCGGCCGACACCTACATCGCCACCCTCGGCGGGCGCATCAGCATCAACGGTCCCGAGGATCTGAAGGCCGGCGACAAGTCGACCCTGAAGATCACTATGGAGGTCGACTACTACCGCCTCGAAAAGGACGGCGAGGAGCTGTGGGAGATCGACATCGAGAACGGCGTGCGCGTCATCGGCGGGGTCGATCAGCTCGCCGAGCTGCGCCGCGCCATGGGCATCTGAGGGAGCTGAGACATGAGCGACAAGACCCAGAAGACGCGGCTGAGCGCGCCTCTCAAGAACGGTGAAAAGGAAATCCACGAGATCGAGGTCACCAAGCCCTCGGTCGGCGCGCTGCGCGGTCTGAAGATGACCGACGTGCTGCAGATGGATGTCACCGCCCTGATGACGCTCCTGCCGCGCGTGACGCGCCCGGCGCTGACACCCGACCAGGTGGCCGCGCTGGACCCGGCCGACTTCACCGACCTGTCGGGAAAGCTGCTGCTTTTTTTCGCGAGACCCGAGCAGCTGGAGGGGCTGGCGCCGCAGGGGAGCGCCTGAAGCTCCCCGATGACGTCGAGCAGGCCATGGCCGACGTGGCCATGGTCCTGCACGTCCAGCCGTCCGAGATGATGGCCATGGAACTCGAAGAGCTCGCACGCTGGCATGCCATGGCGCGCGAGCGCAGGGAGGCGGAGGCGCGCGCGTACGGAGGCTCGAGATGAGCGATCTCAACATCGCCATGATCCTGAGGCTGGTCGATCGGGTCAGCGCGCCGGCGCGGCAGGTTCGCGGGGCGCTCAGCGGCATCGCCGAAAGCGCAACCGCCGCCGGCAACCGCGCCACCGCCTTCGCCGATCGTCACCTCGAGGCGCTTGAGGCGCAGCGCGCCGCGATGCGCAATTCCGCGCTCGAGACTGCCGCGATCAGCTATGGCCTCTACCGCGCGATGCAGCCCGCCATCCAGTTCGAAACCGCGATGGCCGGCGTGCGCCGGGTCGTGACGTTCGACGACGAAACCGCCATTGAACGCCTCGGCGACGACATCCTCGCGCTGACCTCTTCGGGCGGTCTGCCGATGGCGGCTGAGGGCGTGGCCTCGATCATCGAGGCGGCCGGTCAGGCCGGGATTATCGACGACGCCCTGCCCGACGAAGAGCGGCGCGCGCAGCTCATCGCCTTCGCCCGCGATGCGGCGCAGATGGGGGTGGCGTTCGACATGTCCGCCGCCCAGGCCGGTGAGGCGATGGCGCAATGGCGCGGGGCGCTCGGCCTCACGCAGGAGCGCGCGCTCTCCCTTGGCGACGCGGTCAACCACATCTCGAACAGCATGAACGCCGCCGCGCCGGACCTCGTCCAGGTGATCCGGCGGCAGGGAGCCGTGGCGATGACTGCGGGCCTGGCGGAGACCGAGGTCGCGGCCCTCTCGGCGGCGTTCCTGGCGGGCGGGGCGAGCCCGGAAATCGCGGCCACCGCCCTGAAGAACTTCACCGGCGCACTCACGCGCGGGGAGGCCATGACAGCGCGTCAGCGCAGCGTCATGGAGGGGCTGGGCTTCGACGCCACCGAGATGGCCGAGCGCATGCAGGTCGATGCGCGCGGCGCCATCACCGACGTGATGACCGCGCTCTCGGAGCTGCCGGAAGCGCGACGGGGCGCGGCGCTCTCGCAGCTCTTCGGCGAGGAAAGCATGGGCGCCATCGCCCCGCTTCTCAACAATCTCGACCTGCTGCGCGAGAGCTTCGACCTGGTGGCCGACCCGTCGGACTTTGCCGGGGCGATGCTGGAGGAATACGAGCAGCAGGCATCGACCACGGCGAACGCGGTGGCGCGCCTGCGGGGTTTTATCACAGCGCTGTCGACAACCATCGGCTCGGTCCTGCTGCCCGAGCTCAACGCCCTGCTCGAAGGCGTCATGCCGGTGGTGGGCATCTTCCGCGACTGGGTCGAGAAGAACCCGGAGCTGATCCGCCAAATCGGCATCGCGACGGCGGGCCTCTTTGCCATGCGGCTGGCCTCGCTGGCGCTGCGCTTTGCCGCCCTCACGGCGGCCGTGCCCGTGCTGCGCCTGATCGGCGCGGGCGGGCGGCTGGTGGCCTTCCTGCCGGTGCTGGGCCGCGCGCTGCTGGCCCTGCTCAACCCCTTCGCGCTGGTGCGCGGGGCGATGATCGCCCTGCGCGTGGCGCTGCTGGCCAGCGGGATCGGCGCGATCGTCGCCGGCATTGCGCTGGCGGGCCTGTGGATATGGAACAACTGGGAGGGGCTGCTGTCCTTCTTCCAGGGCTTTGGTGAAGGGCTGCGCGTAGCAATCGGGCCGGCGGGACCCCTGCTTGACTGGCTGATGGATCGGGCGCGGGCGCTGGCCGAGTGGGTCGGCGCGCTGGTGGCGCCGCTGGATGCCAGCGCAGGAGCGTGGCGGGCCTGGGGGATTGGCGCCGGCATTGCGCTCGGAAATGCGCTTAGCGGGCTGTATGAGTGGGTCACGACATCGCCCGTCGTGGCGCGGTCCCTGGAGGTGATCGGTGAGGTGCTTCGCGGGCTGCTCGCCTTTGCGCGCGGCTTCGGGCGTGAGCTGAGCGCAGCCATTGGTCCGCTCGAGGATATCCTGGCCGGGCTTGCCGAGCAGGCACGCATGGCCGGGCTCTGGCTTCTGGATATGATCCGTCCCATCGTTCGCTGGCTGGGCGCGCTGATCGAGCCGCTTCGCGAGAGCACAGAGGCGTGGGGCGAGTGGGGCGAGGTCGCGGGCGGCTGGCTCGGTAGCGTGCTGTCGCGCCTATTGGGGTGGATCGAGGCATCACCCGCGGTTGCGAAGGGGGTGGCCCTGGTCACCGCCGGCGTCATGGGTCTGCGGCTGGCATTGAGGATCGTGATGTGGCCCCTGCGCATCTTCGGGCGCATGCTGGGCAGCGTCGTGGGCGGGCTGGCGCGACTGTCGGGGCTGCGCGCGCTGCGGCTGTCGCGGCTCTTGACGCCCCTGAGGTGGGTGGCCTTGATCCCGCGCCTTACCTGGGCGCTTTTCTTCGCCCTTGCGACTGGCGGCCGGCGTCTGCTCGTTTCAGGGCTTTTCAAGGCGCTGGCATGGGGCGCCCTTATTCCTCGGCTGGCGCGGGCAACATGGATCGCGCTGGCTGTCGGCAGCAGGCTCGCTGTGTCGGCGCTGTTCAGGCCGCTTAGTTGGGCGGCTGCTGCGCTCATTCCACGCTTGTCGGCGCTGCGCTTCCGCACGATCGCGACAGGCGGTGCGCGGCTGGCGGTAAGTGCGCTGGTGACGCCTCTCAGGTGGACGCGGCGGCTCATACCGGCCATTCGGTGGGGTTCGCTTGGGCTTGGCGTTCTGGGGATGACGAGGGGCGGCTGGGGCGCATTGATCAGGCCGCTCGTTTGGGCTGCAAATATTGGCGGGCGGGCGCTTATTGGTCCGATCGGCTGGGCGTTGCTGGCGGGGGAATTGCTCTGGCGGTATCTCATTACGCCCCTCGGCTGGGATGAATACCTCAGCCTTGACGCGCTCAGCGGCTACATCGAGGACATCAAGGATTGGTTCACTTGGGGGAACCTTCTGGAGGTCATCTCCTGGGCGACATGGCTGCCGCTGGCGCCCTTCACGGCCCTGATGGAGCTGATTTTCGGGTTCGAGTGGAGCGACTTCCTGCCCGACTGGAGCTGGAGATTCATCGGCAGGATCGACTTTGGCGATCTG